CCAGGTGCTGGATCGGCACGCCCTGGTACAGGGTCTCGACCTCGTTGTTGAACTGGACCAGGGTGGCGCGCGCCTGGCCGGGCAGCGTGCGCTGCTCCATCAGGAAGCTGTTGTAGCCGCCGATGATGTCCTGGCGCAGGCCGGCCATCGAGCCGCTGCGGTCCATGATGGTGATGATCTCGAGCTTGTTCGGGATGCCGTTGTTGGCGAGGTTGTCGAAAATGCGGTTCATGCGGTCCTTTCGTTGTCGATGCGCTGCCGGCCAGCGCTGCCCTGTGGTACTGCCTGCCTTTCGTATCCCTTGTCCGCTGCCTGACCCCATGACCTCTGATGGTGGGCAGACGCAGCCTTCCCTGGTGTCTGCCTTTACGCACACCTCCGACGGAGCCGCACGACGCGCCAGCCTTGCGGTTCATGGGTGCTGGCTTCGCCGCCCATCGCTCCTGTCTCAGAACCTGTCCCACAGTAGGAGCCTCACCACGCACCGCTGCCGTCTTTGGACCCGACCAGTGCGCTGACACGTTGCTATTGCCGGCGCGCCTCCAGCATCAGGGCGCACAGCGCCATCAGGCCGGCGCGCTGGTGCAGGTCGTTGGCGTCCTCGCCGGCCAGCGGCGAGATCGCCACCGGGGCGCCGATCCTGGCGGCGGCGCGCTGGCCGGCACCCTTCGGGTCGTGGTCGGCAAACGTGAACCTGCGGCCCTCGACCTGGCTGGCCACGCGCACCATGTTGTGATCCGAGAAGCACACCAGCACGGCCGCCTGCAGGCCCATGCGGCGCAGCGCCGCCTCGATCGACAGGCCGGTGGCGTAGCCCTCGCACAGCCAGGTCTCGAACGGGCGTGCCGGCCCGAGGCGCAGCACCGCGTCGCGCGGCGCCATCCCGTACAGGAACTTCTTGGTCCAGAACCCGGCCGCGCCCGTCTCCACGCTGGGCGCGGTCCAGAAGATCCGCTGCACGCCGCGCACCGCGTTGCCGTGCAGGGCGCGCATCGGCACCAGCAGTTCGTGCGCGGCGCTGACGAAGCCGCGCGCATCGGGGAACCCCTTGTTGGCGAGATACGGGTGGGTCGCCAGTTCGCAGTCGCCCAGCAGGGCGCACGCCTTGGCGGCCGCCTCCTCGTGCTTGCGGCGCTCGAGGTCCTGGGCCACGCTGCGGCGCTGGCGCCAGGCGCGCCGCTCGGCCTCCGACCAGGGCTTGTCGTTCGGGTCATTCCACCAGTGCAGCTCGCCGTCGCCGTCCCAGCACATGACCCAGCCGCGCCGGCCGTCGTAGAAGTAGGCGCCGTTCCTGGCGCGCGGGTGGTCGGCGGTGGCGCAGCGGCGGATCTTCTCGCTGGCGTAGGCGACCTCGAGCAGCAGGCCCTGCAGGCGCGCGAATTCCTCAAACCGCATGGGCGGCCCCCTTGGCGCGGCCCTTGGCCTGCGCGATCTGCAGGCTCTTGATCTTGCCGACGGTGGCGGCCGTCAGCGGCGCCGGCGGGCAGTTCGCCAGCGTCCAGTCGGTCGGCGGGAAGGTCTTCATGATGTCGCGGTACAGATACCTGGCACGCCACAGCAGCTTGTGCGGGTCGGCCTGGCGGGCGCCGGCGTACGACAGCAGCTGGCCGAACAGGTTGCGGGCGTCGTTGGCCAGCTTCTTGCCGCCGAACACGACCTCCTCGAGCACGCCGGGGGCGTGGGTGATCCCGGACTGGATCTGCGGCGCGAAGCCGCAGCTCATGCAGCGCCTGCCGAACGGGTAGAAGCCGCACTGCGGGCAGTTGCCCGGTTCGTGCGCCTTGCGTTCCTTGCGCACCGTGGCGTCGAGCAGCTCGCCGGCATCGAGCGAGGTCACGCCCTCGTGGTAGAGGGCCAGGAAATCGTCGGCGAAGCGGCTGGCGTTGCCGGTGTGGTCGAGCAGGATGAAGTCGCGCTTGCCGGTCGACGGGCTGGAACGGGCGCCACGGCCGACCATCTGGACCCAGGTCGAGAACGACTTGCGCAGCGGCCGGCAGTCGATGATGCAGCCGACGTCGGGCACATCGAAGCCCTTGGCCAGGGCCTCGACCGAGATCAGCACGCGCAGCGGCGAGTCGGCGCCGCGGAACAGGCTGACCAGCTCGCGGCGCTCGTGGTCCGGGGTGTCCTGGCAGTACACGGCGGCCAGCACGCCGGCCTCGTTGAACTGGCGGCACAGCTCGTGGCAATGGGCGATGGTCGAGCCGAAGCAGATCGTCTTGCGGCGCTCGCCGTGCTTGTGCCACTCGGCGACGACGTCGCCCACGATCTTGCTGCCGCGCGCGCCGGCCGCCTCCATGGTCCACTCGCCGCCGGCGATGGCGGCGCCGGCCATGTCGATGCGGCGCGCCATGAACACGCGCATCGGCACCAGGATGCCCTGCTCGACCAGCTCGGCCATCGTGACGGCGTTGATGCACTGTTCGAAGTGCTGGCCCAGGCCTTTCGAGAACGGCGACGCCGACAGCCCGATCACGCAGGCGCCACAGCGGCGGATATGCTCGGTCCAGGCGCGCAGCTGGGTGTGGGCTTCGTCGATGATGATCAGGTCCGAGCGCGGCCAGCGGCGCCGGCCCAGCGTCTGCGCGCTGGCGATCTGGAACGGCAGGCTGGCGTCCTCCATCGGGTGGTCGGCCTGGATGATGCCGTGCGGGACCAGGCCGTGCTGGTAGGCGGTACTGGAGGTCTGGTCGATCAGGGTGATGCGATCGGCCACGAAGGTCGCGCAATTGCCCTTCTTGAGCGCTTCATTGATCAGGTACAGGGCCAGCACGGTCTTGCCCGAGCCGGTCGGGCTGTAGATCAGCAGGCGGCGCACGCCGGCGCGCATCGCCTCGCGCGCGGCCGCGTGCGTGCTGACCTGGAACGGCCGCGGCGGGGGCAGGCAGACGCGGCTGTCGTCAGGCATGGGCGCGCTTGAGGCTGTCGAGTTCGTGGCGCGCGCCCTTGTAGCGGCGCAGCACCTCGTTCTTCTCGTTGCTCAGGCCGTGCAAGCGGGTTTCCAGCACCCGGTTCAGCTCCTGCGCCTGGGTCAGCTGGCGGAACGCCTCCTGCAGCGGGGCGTCGGCCTCGAGCACCTTGCGCATCGCCTCGGCCTGCAGCAGGGTTTCCTCGAACTGCTCGGCCAGTTCGCCCAGCTCGGCGCGCAGCTGCGCGTTCTCGGCGCGCAGCGCCTCCAGCTCGCCCGCCGGCAGCGGTTCCAGTGCCGTCGAATTCGACAGCATTGGCGGCGCCGGGTCCAATTCCCCCGAATTCGGGGGAATTGGCGGCGCGGCCGCCGGCGCCTTCGGCGGCGTCACCGTCTTGGCGGCGGCGTTGATCGACAGTTCGCCCGCGCGCACCTGGGCGATCACCTCGGGCGTGGCCTTGCCGATGATCTTCTCGACCTTGCGCACGGTGTCGCGGCTGACCCGCGCCGCCCTGGCGAGCGCCTCGTCGGTGCGGACCGGACCCTCGTCAGAATTCTGACGAGGGTCGGCCTGGCCGGCCCGCATGCGCGCGCGGGCGCGCTCCTCGACCAGCGGCTTGAGCTTGAGCGCCAGGGCCACGCGCACGAAGTCGGTCGTGTTGCGCTTGCCGAGCTGGTTCTCGATCATCCAGATCTTGGCGTCCTCCTTCGTCACCAGGCCGGTCTTCTCGACCGTGTGGTAGTCGAGGCCGTGCTGCAGGCACAGCGCATAGCGGTTGTGGCCGTCCAGCAGGTAGCCGCCCCACACCACCAGCGGGTCGCGGCAGCCGTCGGCCAGCAGGCTCGCTTCCAGCCCGGCCAGTTCCTCGGGCGAGAGCGGGTCGATCCAGGCCTGCAGCTCGTCGTCGATGTAGATGGGTTCGTTCATGCGGCAATTCCCAGGCGTTGGTGGCACAGCGCGCGCAGCTCGGCCTGGGTGCCGTACAGCTGCTCGAAGCGTGCCTTGTTCGGATGGACGGCCACCAGGCTCTTGTCGTTGCCGGTGCCCTGCTGGTGGTGGCCGGCGCACAGCGGCAGCACGTTCAGGTGGCAGCCCGGTTTCGTCCTGCCGTCGATGTGGTGGATCGACACGTAGTCGGAGGTGGTCATGCCGGCCACGCGGCAGGCGATGCAGCCGATCTCGCTGGCCAGGCGGTCCCAGTAGGCGGCTTCGGCCGCGCTGACGGCGCGCTGGCGGCCTTTCAGGCCACCGCTGGCGCGCGCCTTCGGCTGCTTGTCGCGGGCGCGGCGGACAAAGCCGGTGCGCTGCAGGATCGCGGTGCGCTTCATGCGGACACCGCCGGGCAGCGACGGTAGGGACGGATCTCGAGCAGGCTGTAGTCCTCGCGCAGCTCCTCGCACTGGATGTGGCCGCAGGTGGCCAGCTCGATCTGCGGGCAGCGCTCGAGCGGCACCCGGTTGCAGGACTTGTACCAGTGCTGCACCGCCTGGGTCGACACGCCGAGGGCGCGCGCCAGGGCCGCTTTCGAGCCGTGGTAGGCCACGGCGCCGTCGAGGAAACGGCGTTCGCGGCGCTGGCGGGCCGCTCGCATCCGTTCGGAAAGTTTTTTCATGCGCTTTATTCTACAAGCAACACTTGTAAGATCAAGTGAAACTTTAAACAATCAAGCGCCTCTTACAGTCACGCTGTGTTATGTTGCGTTTTGAGAACTTTTGACCGCCAACCAACCACGAGAGGAGAAAGAGCCATGCCAACGATTCACCATCGAATCAAGGATCGACGGAAGGAGTTGAAGTTGAGTCGGGCCGACCTTGCCAGCCTGGTCGGCGTCACGCAGCAGGCCGTGTACGGCTGGGAGGAAAGTGGCGCGGTGCCTGCCTACGATCGGATGGGCAAAATTGCCAATGCTTTAAAAACAACGCAAGAATGGTTGAGTGCTGGAATTAATGTTAATGTTCCATTAGCGGAAAAATACTGTTTAGTAAGCTTGTTGGGATCAGAGACACAAGGAGGCTCGGTAGTGAGACATCACGACGAAGTCGGAGAACTGACCGACGACGAATACACCTTTGCCTATCGCCGGGACTTCCTGGCGAAGCTGGGTGTGTCGCCGGAGTGGTGCCGCGTCTTCCTGATGGAGGACGACAGCATGAACCTGGGCCACCAGCTGCTGATCGACCTGAAACAGACGAAGCTGGAGGACGCCAAGGTCTTCCTGCTCGACACGCCGGCCGGCCACAAGGTGCGGCGCCTGTACATCCAGCTCGACGGGATGGTGCGGGTGCGGGCCGACGCCGCCAGCGTGCCGGAGCAGCTGGTGCCGGCCAGCGCGGTCAAGGTCATCGGGAGGGTGGTCGCATTCCAGGGCGCGTTATGAACGCCCCCTGCC